TCGGGGTCGTCTCCATAATCATGTCCTTCATCTGGGTCATGTCGTTCTCCACACTCATCACACCTTTCATTTCCATAGAACGCAAAGTCATCTTCTAATCTAGGTTCTGCCATATTATCCTCCTGTTGAATACCAACCGCTACCTTTGAACTGAACTCCTGGTGCTGACCATACTCGCTTCATTGTTCTGAAACATACAGGGCAATCAGGTCCAACTTCAAAGTGCGTTTGTGTTTCTTGATATGCTTGACACTCTTCACATCTATATTCATATGTCGGCATTAGTCTATCCTTTCTGCGTCGATTGGTGTCGGCGCTGTCGCTCTTGTGCCGCACATAGCACACTCCATATCTAGGAAATACATTTCTATATCTCCGCTATCGCCATCGAACTTAACCTTTAGCGACCATACATTACAACCACAAGGGCATACCGAAGTTGGATTACCCCGTATATCCATAGCATTATTGTAATCTTTGGGCTTCATGTCATAGATACTCTTATATCTTTTTGGTTTCATTAGTGATAACCTTTCTTTTGGAAGAACGCCCATGCCTTACATGGCGTTCCGTATCTATGATAGATATAGGAAAGTCCTCTATCAATCTGTATTGTTGCTGGTGTCTTGGGGTCAAGCCCTAGTAATTGTGGGATACCACCAGCGTTCTTACCCATAACTTTAGTCTTGTTGTAGGCTTCAGGTCTCCACCCACTTTCCTTGCCCCATAGTTGGGTTAGGCAGCGGTATTCTTTATAGTGCCAATCAAGTAGTTGGTCTAGAGCATAGGCTTTACTATCTTCTACTGACCACTTGGTCTGCTTTTTTGTGGTGGCAACCTTTACATCTGCCAATGGAAATGCGCTAGCAAATCCTATTAAGAACGCAAGTAATACTGATAGGATACTTCGTGTTCTTGCTCTCATATCTCTCCTAACATATCTCTAATCTTATTAGAGAATAGAACTTTATTAACTCTCTCGGAAGATAGGATAGGTTCATTAGCCATGAGCAATCTCTCGCCCGACATCTTACCACCCCATATACCAAAGTCTAAGTTCTCTCTACGCATACCCTCTTCTAGGCATATGTCTTTGACTTCACACGCACCACATATTTTAAGTGCGAGCATAGTTCTATCTATATTAACTTGCTTCTGCGCTTTGGTTGGACCACCACGCCTACCTAAATCTTCTACTTCTTCAGAGAACCATAGGTCAGGGTCGGGATACTTGGCGCATAATGCCTTACGATTAAACGAAGTAATCTGTTCTTGATTACCACGCTTGATTTTTAACTTGTCCCAAAATAATGCTTTTCCTGGTGCTGCCATATCTATCCTCTGCTATGAACAGGTGCGCATACCGCTTGTATGGTAGCGTTCCGTAATTGTTTAGCCCATGCTTGGGCTTCTTCTAACTTCTCGAATAAACCATAGGATACTATGCCATCTTCGCAATCTGTAAGTGTAATGTATCCTACTAGCCACGAACCTGCTGGCTCTTCATTAACTACAATATCTTGTGATGACATAGTATCCTCTCGGTTAGGTAGTTTATTAGGCAGAGAACACGACATCGACATAGCCGTCAAGTCGTGAGTGGGTCGCAATAAGACCTTTCTTACCTGTTAAATGCTTGTATGTGCCGTCGCCTAGCGATACCCATACGGACTTAGGCTTAAAGCGTGATTGTTCTGCCTTAGCCTTTACAATAGTTCCACGCGGATAGAAGTCATTGTCCATATCTAGTGGAAGTGATGTGAGTTCATCTACAATATCTTGTAGAGAGTAAGCGATACTTGTTAGGTAATCGCTATTGATTGTCGTTGCTGACATATCCTTACCTTTCGTTGTCGTGTTCCTACCTAGCACCTTACTAGATAGGGGGTGAGCAGTTTAATGTCGTGCTCAGGACAATCCGCTAACCGCAATCAAGGGCTAGAAGAAATACTAGAAGTCAAGTGGTTGTCTGCTATACCACTTGTTAGAGTGCCAAGTATCATCTGATAAGTAGCGATTTATATACTCTTGTTCTTGGACTATGGAGAACTTGTCTGTCTCATTGTAGCACATACAATCTGTCATAGTCATACCGCAATCGAAGCAACACATACACATGTCGCAGTAGTATGGATTATCTTCCATATTTACATCTTCATCACACCACCCACACTTGGCTAGTATGTCGGTATCATCTTCTACTTCTACGCTACCGCCTAAAGACTTGTCTTTATAGTAGTCGTCATACCCATAGTAGGTCGTGTATGAAGTAGTGCGTGGTGTAGATTGTGTGCGCTTGTGTGATTGGTTCGACCACCATACACCGCTGTCGTCCCATGTGCCTAGACTTTCGTTAATAATATACATGGTGTATTTGGCACTAGGGTCTAAGGTCATAATCGCTACCTTACTACCGCTAGCCCAAGCCGACACCATATCATATACATATTCGTCATCTAACGCAGACACACCACCTAGTCGTGGCAGTAATTCTTCTGCCATAATTCTAGTGTCGCTACGCTTATCACCCTTAGGTATATGAATATCTAGCACGCCATTGTGAGCGAGATAAGTCAAGTCGCTATCACCGACCCTGAAAGGGTGGCAATTCTGTTCGTTCTTTACACCATGCGTAGCGTATCGTGCGTGCCACATAGCGTAGCCACTAGGATACTGCTCACGCAGTTCTAAGAACCGCTTGACCGACTTCTTCGCAGACATACTGCGTTCAGATATAATACCTGTGGGTGTCTGTATCGCAAAGCCGAAGCCATGCGGATTACTACACGCACCATTGTGTAAGTCATCTTTACTCGGTGTCGAGTTCGGATTACATACTACCAATAGACACATACCTACCCCCTTTACGCATTTATCTTCTCTATATTCTTTAGATTTACATGAGATACTTTGGACATACGCTCATATAAATTAGGGTAGAAGCCATTGTTGGCTTCCACATAATCGTAGAACCAATCCCACTTTAGCATACCCAACTTAACATCTGCTAGGGTCATATCTCTAGTGTATTCTACGCTTGCGTGTGCTAGTTCGATAGCACTTAGAACACCGCTAGGTCTAGTAGTTCCCCTGAAGAACCGCAGTTCTAGCGTGTGTTCGTTCTGCGTATTGACCGCAGAATATCTTTCGGTGTGGCTTCGTCCGTCTAACTTATGCTTGACGGAGAAGTATGGTCTATCGTATTCGTCATACTGCCACACATCATTAAACTTCGCATAGTCGGACTTACGACCTGCGAACTTCATCATCTCTGGTGCGTTCTTATAGATAAGCGTTAGCCACCTATGCGTATGCGCACCACTCTTAAACCCTGCTCTACTTACATGGATATGGATACCGCAACTCTCTGCGTCCCATGACCTTGCTTGCTCATTATCTCGCAAGTAATCTAGTGTCTGCCATAGGCTAGACATCTGCGTAGTCCAATAACCAAAGGATAGTGGGTGCGATACCAACTCGAACCCCATATAACCACCCCTGCCGATACTGCTATCATCTTTCAGATAGACAATATCACCGACCTTATCTCGGACATACTGCGCACTCTGTCGTAGATTACCCGACCTAATCTCCATCTCTAATTCTAGTCCGAAGTATAGGTCGTTCTTATCGTGTCCATGAAAGCGTGGGTCGGGCTTGTAAGAATAGTTATGGATAAGGCTACTGCCATTACCGCCACGACCATTACTCTCGCCACAATTACCGCACTCATCTTCGTAATACTCATCACAATCTTCGCATAGATAGCCGTTATCATTGTAGCAACCCTCGCACCAATACTCGCTTCTATCGGATATGTGGTAAGAACCATAACCCTCTGCGTAGGTGTTCTCGCACCTTTCGCAGTAGTTAGTGTAGTTCTCATAGCAGTAATCGCAATAGTCGCCCTCACTCTCTACATAGTGCGCACTATCACTACTGATATATTCTTCGCAACGATTACAATATGAACGGCAATCTTCGCATAGTAGGTCATCACCTACCGATACGAAGTGGTCTTCGTTCTCTGTCGAATAGTCGCATGAACTACATACATATATCGTAGGTTCATCATCTATCGGCATATCTTCACCCCCTTATAGCCTATATTATAGCACCTTGCTATAACCTAGTCAAGCACTTCTAGTGTGTTCTTAATCACACTATCGGCTATCTTACTTCTTAACTCTTGCGCTTCTAGCACTAGCACCTTAAAGTCGTTCCGCTTGTGGCGTTCTTCTTCGGTGCGTAATGCTTGTCTAATCACATCTAACTCTCTCTGAGTTAGTTCTAATCTTATCATAGTTCGGCTTCTTCGTCAAGTTCTAGGTCTAGACTTTCGGCTAGCCTATCTTCCATACCGAACTCATATCCGCTATACCATATTGCGGTTAAGCGTTCTATCATATCCGCAATAGCGGTGTCGTAGTCTATGAAAGAATTAGGGTCAAGTGCGAGAATATCCTGCGCTTGCTTCGCCAATTCTTCATTAACCAACTCGAATAGGTCGTCAATATCTTTCATACTTCTTCGTCCTCTTCTAGTTCTTCGACCTTGATTTCATCTACCGAAGCATTGTAGCGGTAATCTTCATAATTCCACCCCTGCTCTTCGGCTTCTTCTGCGGTATCGGCTTCGACTTCGTAGTTATACTCTACTAGGACTTTCACCCAATATCGCTTCTTCGTATCTTCTTCTAGGTCTATCATAGCCGACCCATATACTCTAGCCGACCTTGTAATCTATTCACCCTAGCGACTAGGGCTATGATAACTAGGGTCTGAACTATTGCTACTATTGCTAGAAGCATATTCTATCCTTTCGCTATGGCGTAAGTATATCATATACCTACGGCAGAAGTCAAGCACCCTTAACTTCGGCGTGTCGTAGTAGGGTATCGAACCCTAGAGAACCCGAACCTATCGGCTACGACTATCGGCTAATTGTAATCGCCGACCAATTTACGATAATTCTGCGCTTGCTCTCTCTCGAATTGTAGTCTGCGTTCTTCTAACGCAATAGCCCGCAATTCTGCTTCGGTAAGTGGGGCAGGGGTAGCAGGGGTAGCGACTTGCGCAGACTTGCGAGTGCGCTTCGCTAACTTGACCGCAGGGCTATCTTCGATAACCGCCACGATATTACCCGACTTATCACGCACCACGACTTCGCTAAATCTGCGTGAGCGTGAGCCTTTCCACGCTACACTAGCCTTAACTTGTCGGGGTGGCACGATTATGCTACCGCTAACCCCATAGGGGTTATACGACACTTCGCTATCCTTTCACTAGGGGCTAAGTGGCTAAGTAGTAGTTAGGGTCGTGATACCATAGGCGACCTACTGCTACTAGTAATCTAATCAAGCCTAACTACTGCTTAACCACTTAACCTTATTTAATTTTGATACTGCGTATTCTACCACGCTTAATTGTGCTAGTCAAGTCCGACACGCCATATTCTATGTGATGTGTATCACATATTCTAGACGACTATTCGATACCGCCTAACCCATATTTAATTGTGATACTGCGTATCTTACCACGACCCCGAAGCGAAGTCAAGTGGATTTCATGTGATTTACATCACACCAATTCGGGGCGGATTATACCACGCCTAACCCTAGAAGTCAAGCCTATTTAATGTGATATGTATCACCGAACAGATGTTCGATTACTGACGGGTAATAAGTATCCCGACAATTTGGACATATAGAATATATGGGGTGAAAGTGATATACGGGGCGAATAGATTATATGGGGCAGATAGTCAAGAACCGCATATTTAAGACATAAGCCCTAAATAGTTATATTCTAGGTATAATAGGCATATCGGACATAATAGACACCCCCTATAATATGTCGATATATGGATATGTCGATTTGTCGACATTTGGGGGTAGGGTTATTAAGGTTCGCAACGGGGGCGGGTTATAGTATCCCACATAAAATTTCTGTTATATCCGCCCCCTTATATGTACATAAATAGGGATAATTCGGACATTTTATAAATATTTATCACCCTAGTTGTTCGGTTTTACAAAATGAACAGGTTATCTATATATGTAATATTAATTCCATATATAGACGGAGTCGCTCCGTTTAAGACTCCGCTCCTCCTATATAATATATTATATATAATATATATAATGGGTGAGGTCTGTCCGTTATACCTTACCGTTAAAATGCCGTTTTGAGGAGTAGTAGTGGGACGCAAACCAGGCAAGCAGAACATCCCTAAGGATGTGGCTCAGAAGCAGGTTCTAGAACTTTTATCTCAGGGTACGACTATCGTAGACGCTATGGCTGCGGTTGGTCGTAACGATGTTACCTTCCGTCAGTGGACTCTTACCGACCCTGACTTCAAGGCTGAGGCCGATAAAGCAAGACTTGCTGGCAAAGGTGTCAAGGCTGACCTAGCCAATCTGAAGGATATCTCGTTTGAGGATTTCTCCGAGCAATTCCTGGACACTAAACTGTTCGACCACCACAAAGACTGGGTGGACCTTATTGAAGGACGGGAACCTCGCTGGCTCCATCCTGCTATGACTTATGAGCCTGCGGCCAGCAACCGTGTTCTTATCAATGTGCCACCTGAGCACGCCAAGTCAACGGTCATCACAATCAACTATGTGACCTACCGTATAGCAACTGACCCGAATGTCCGTATCATTGTAGTCTCTAAGACTCAAGGTATGGCTCGCAAATTCCTTTCAGCCATCAAGACAAGGATGAGCCACCCTAACTGGACTAAACTCCAGATGGCCTTCGGCCCTAACGGTGGTTACAAGGCTGACTCGCAGACATGGTCTGCTGATATGATTTACCTAGGGACTGGACGCGACTCAGGCGAAAAGGACCCTACGGTTCAGGCTTTAGGATTTGGGTCACAGATTTACGGTGCTCGCGCCGACCTAATTATCCTAGACGATGTGGTGATGAACTCGAATTCTCACGAGTGGGAAAAGCAAATTGAATGGCTTCAGAAGGAAGTTATCACCCGTCTGGGACGACACGGAAAATTACTTATAGTAGGAACCCGTGTCGCTCCCGTAGATTTATATAAAATGATTCGAGATGGCGACCAATGGACAGGCGGCAAATCTCCTTTCACATACTTCTCACAGCCAGCCGTGCTGGAGTTCGATGAGAAGCCGCAGAACTGGAAAACGCTTTGGCCTTGGACAGATAGAGCAGAAGGCGAGAATGACGAGGCAAATGAGCAAGGACTATACCCCAAGTGGGATGGACCCTCACTCTTTACTCGCAGGTCTGAAGTTGCTCCGTCAGTCTGGGCTATGGTCTACCAACAGGAAGATGTCGTTGAAGACTCAATCTTCCCACCAGCCGCAGTCGCAGGAAGTACAAACGGAATGCGCAAGCGTGGACCTCTCAAGTCTGGAGCGGCAGGCCATCCAAAGCATATTGAAGGTACTTATACTGTAATTGGATTTGACCCTGCTGTATCAGGGCGTTCAGCATTCGTTGCCGTTACTTTCAATAAAGGCGACGGTAAGATTTATGTTTTAGATTGTGTCAATATGGTTGACCCAAGCCCACAGAAAGAGCGTGCTCTTATTGAGGAATGGGTTGAACGATACAAGCCACAAGAGTTTAGAGTTGAAATCAACGCCCATCAAAAGGCGTATCAGATGGACACTGACCTAGTTCAGTATTTAGCCCAGTATGGATGTAAGTTAAATCCACACTATACTGGAAAGAATAAATGGGACACATCATTTGGTGTGGCCTCTATGTCTGCCTTATTCGGCAGTCTGAGGGACGGCAGATTTCAAGATAACAACTTAATAGAACTACCATCTAACGAAGGTTCAGAAGGTTTAAAGTCTTTGGTGCAACAGTTAATTACTTGGAAGCCAGACACTAAGAACCCTACTGACTGCGTGATGGCGCTCTGGTTTGCTATCATTCGATGTCGTGAATTGATGCAACAAACATCCTTTGCTACTAAGTACTCAGCCAATCGCTGGGCAACTCGTAGACAAAAAGAGATGAGATACTCAGTCAACTTAGACGAGGCCTTTGCTGAGCAATGGTCTGATACATACGGTTAGGATATACTATGGCACGCATGATGGGTGGCATTACAGGCAAGGGTGGCAAGAGTGTTGCTCCTTTATACAAGGAAACAGTAACACCTGCACCAAAACCTAAAGCGACACAACCACAGGTTAAGTGGGAAGACACACGCAAAGCCAAGGCTAAAGTGGACAAGCAATCAATGTCCGTGCTTAAGTCTTTTGGCATGAAATAATTTTTTTAAATAATCGTTAGGATACAAATGGCACTTACTATTGAACAGATTGCTGCTCGCGTTGCTTCCTTGAAGTTTCGTTCAGCAGAGCGCGATGCTCGCGCAGGCGACATCCTGTCTGTCCGCCAGGGTAAGATTGCCGAAGTATACCCTGATTTCTTCCCTGAAGGCGTAGACTCAAATGTCGTAGCAAACTTTATCGACATTGTAGCACGCGACCTATCAGAAGTTATGGCTCCGCTACCAGCAGTCAATTGCTCTAGCGCATCACAAGTCAATGACCGTGCTCGTAAGTTTGCTGACAATCGCACACGCATTGCATCTAATTATTTTAACCACTCCGACCTACAGGTACATATGTACACTGGTGCGGACTACTATGTGACATACGGTTTCGTCCCATTCATTATTGAACTGGATGACGAAGCAAAGATGCCTCGCATTCGCGTAGAAAACCCTAGGATGGCTTATCCTGAGTTTGACCGCTACGGGCGATGCATTTCCTTTGCCAAGGTATACTCACTAACTCTTGGAGAGTTGGTTGCTCAATTCCCTGAATATGAAGTTCAATTACTTGGACGCTCAGGTTTCAAGCAAGACACCAACACTCTAATTGAAATTGTTCGTTATTATGATAAAGACCAATCAATAGTTTATGTACCAAGCCGTGAGAACTTAGTTCTATCCAAGGCCAAGAATCCAATTGGCAAGATGATGGTTGTGATTGCTAAGCGTCCTACTATCGATGGAGAAATGCGTGGACAGTTTGATGATGTTATTGGTATTCAGTTGCTTCGCAATCGTTTTGCTATGCTTGCTATGGAAGCGGCTGAGAAATCTGTTCAGTCTCCTATCGTCGTACCAATGGATGTACAAGAACTACAACTTGGCGGAGATTCAGTTATCAGAACAAACTCCCCAGCAGGTGTACGGCGAGTTGAACTCAGCCTTCCACAAGGAGCATTCACAGAGCAAACCTTGCTCAATCAGGAACTCCGAATTGGTGCTAGATACCCAGAGGGACGAACAGGTAATGTTAATGCGTCTATCGTTACGGGTCAAGGCGTCCAGGCCCTTATGGGAGCATTTGATACTCAGGTCAAGAGTGCGCAAGCAATATTTGCAACGGCTCTTCGAGATATAATCCGACTCTGCTTTGAAGTCGATGAAACAATTTTTGATGTAGTAAAGACAATTCGTGGCGTTGATGCTGGTTCACCATATGCCCTAGAATACAAACCAAGCAAAGATATCAAGGGAGATTACTCCGCTGATGTTCGCTATGGTATGTTAGCAGGATTAAATCCAGCACAAGGTCTTATCTTTATGCTTCAGGCACTTGGTGGTAAACTTATCTCCAAGGATATGGCAATGCGTGAACTTCCATTTAATGTCAATGTCAGCCAAGAGCAAGAGAAGATTGAAGTTGAAGATATGCGTAATGCACTTCTTGCTTCACTTCAAGCATACACACAAGCAATTCCACAGATGGCAACGCAAGGACAAGACCCATCTGAAGTTGTAACTAAGATTGCTGCAGTGATTAAATCACGACAAAAGGGACAGGCTATTGAAGATGCGATTGAAGAAACATTCGCACCTAAACAACAAGTTCCTCCTGCTGG